CCACCATTATAAGACCTAATGTAATACTCCCAATTATTAATTGTTTCTTGATAGTCTTTGTGTGTTGTTAATGCTTGATCTCGTGTGTATGCCATAAATTACTTCATTGTCCATCTTGTTGGAGAAGAAAAATTAGCCTGTGTAGTTAATGGTTTTAAGTAGTCAATCATATAACCAAGTGCGTCATTCATATGATCGAATCCATCTTCCTTATCAGGAATATTTGTATTCTCCTTGTATATTTGTCTTTGTAAACCTTTTATCAATGTTTTGCAAGATTGTGAAACAAAAATATGTCTTTCTCCTTTAGAATCTTTTAACCTACTATTAACTGCATTGACCCTATCTCGTATAGCTGGGTGTTTATGTTTTACCTTAACTTTAAATCCAGCATTCTGAAGTATTGATAAATCTGTTCTACCACCAGCAGATGTTTTTCTTTGTTTACTTGCTGGGTCAGGATATATGAATATTTGCATTTTAGTTCCATATCTATCTCGTATTTCTTGCACCATTTCATCAGTATTAGAGCCATAAATAATAACTTCATCTACAAAATAAACTTTATCTTTTTCTATTTGACTTACACAAGCAGACATTGGGTCAACATTGAAATCCATTCCAATATGTAAAGGTTTAGTCCAATCTATTTGTCGTTTAACAACATTATCTACTGGGTGGAAATTGTAATAAACTGCACCAGCATAGTTTTCAAATGTACCCTCAAACTCTTGTCTAAAAGTTCTTATATCAATATCTTGTTTAGCTTGTTCTATTTCTTCTGGTGTAACTATACCACCCTCAATAGTCGTATATTGAAAAGACTCCCAATCATCATCTTGCTTACCTTTTAAATACATTTCATAACTCCAATTACCATAACCTTTTGGAGTTCCACACATAAGAACATGACCTAATCTATCTGATATTGATGCTCTTAATACTTCAAACCAAGTTCGTTTATCTATATCTGCAAACTCATCTAATATTAAAAAGTCTAATCCTGTACCTCTTAATGAGTCATAATTATCTGCACCCTTTAATGATATTTGACTATTTGTTTTTCTGATAGTTATAGTCATTGTAGTTTCGTTAATATCCTCAATCCAGTTAAATAGATTAAGCATTTCTTTAAGAGTACCCCAGACAATCTCTTTTGCCATTTTAAAGGTTGGTGCTACATACCAAATTTTACGATTAGGTTGAGATGCGTATTTCATCATCTCTGTTACAGCTAAATAAGTTTTACCAAATCTACGACCACTAATTAATATTCTAAATCTAGCCTGACTTGATGAAACTTTAAGTTGGGGTTTTGTTAATGTTATTTTCACTTAAACACCAATATTTAATGATATATTTTTGTTCGTCAAATTCTTTAGGTGCTTTTTGCACTAATTGTATTGTTTTTTCTGCACCTCTAGATACACATTCTGAATAAGTAGTCAATTCTCTATCTGTTAGTGGTGGATAGCAAAAATTATTAACCAGAGAACATAGTTGATAAAGGAGTATATATTCCATTCAATTCTTCTTTCTTTTCCATTTTCGTTGAGTCTGAACTCTCCAAGACCAATGGAATATTGCCCTTGTTATTTTCTCTATTATTTTTAATACCCAATCTATCATTATGGAATCTCACTTCGTTTTCGTATGTCCTATCTTCGTCAATCATATTAATCTAAACTTGCTATACTTGTTATTTTTTTTTTACCTGAATACTCATCTACAATTATTGTTGCTTTAACCTTTGCACAAGAAAACTTTGCATTAGTCGTTGATCTTTCTGAAATTCTTTTTTGTTTCAAACAAGTTGCCATCTTTTGATCTTGTATATAAAGATGTTCTTTTAAAACTTGTGGCTCTCCAAGAAACATTAATAAACTAATGACTATTTCCATTTGCTCTTACCTTATCTTTAAGTTCTTCTAAATCAGCTAATGCTTTTTCTAATTGTTTTTCTAAATGTTGTAGCATTACTTGATTGTGAACATTTTTATTTAATTGTTCTGTGTGTGCATCAGTAGTTTTATATAAATCCTCGATAAGGATAAACTGCTCTTTGTCCACAGTTGTCTGTTCACTTGCTTTTAATAAATCTGCGTTCATTAATTCTCTTGATGTTTCTAATGATGTAAGTCTTGCAGTAATTTCTGTATATGCAAATATACCCATAGCAACACCTATAATAATACCAACCATATTTTTAATTGGCATAGCAACTGATGTATTCTCACTTAATTTCATATTATTCCCCATTAAATAAATCTTCTGGTGCAGTTTGTTTTTTCTTTTTCTTTTTTGGTTTTGTTGTGAACATATCATCTACCCAAGCACACCACTTGTCTAATGTTCCAAATAAAAAATAACAAATTTTATCTATCATATTCTAAAACCTTTTTTCCAACTTTGCATAGCCCAATATACAGGAGATAAATTTTTTTGACCTCTTACTTTAGCAAGTATTGGTCTGAATCTAGCAAAGAAACTTCTCTGTCTAGCTGGTATATTCTTCTTGATAGTCATTGTTTTGCTGCCAAAATTTACTTTTTTGACTCTGCCTGTACTTCTGTCTTTTACAAATACTTTGAATTTCTTAACATCTCCACGAGATGGTTTATTAAGTTTAACAGTTCTGCCTTTATATTTTGCCATAGTGATATTCTATATCACATTTTATCTGGGTCTTGAATACAAATATGTCCTTGCCATGTACCTCTACCATCATTTAAAAACCAAGCTGAACCTCTAGGGTCATTCCAATCAAATGTTGCAATAGCTTCTCTGTGTGCATCTGCAAAATCTCCACATTCAAGTAGAGTCATCGGTCTTGTGAACTCTAGAACTTCTTTTAACATTGTTCCATCGAACTTTAGTAGCAACAGAACTAGATAGTGTACTTGTTCTTCCATTAGCAAACTCCTTTACTAACTGATACCATTTATCTTTATATTTTTCATCTTTAGTTTTATTATAAAGATTGGCTAGTTTATTTATCTTTTGAAGAATCTTTTTCTCCATTCGTGGCAAACATAAGTATCTTTTACACCTTTAGCACCCCACCTACCACAGAATGATCTGTTATTACTGTATAGACCACAGTTACCACAGGCTTCTGGTTTCATACTTTTATGAAAAGATTGAGGTAGAGAATAATCTATTATTTCTCCATTAGGGTAAAAATTACTTCGTTTGATGTCCATTTTCTATTAGCTTTCTTAAATCTTTTGCTATGGTTAATGCTTTATTTAATTTTCTTAAAGCTATATCTCTTTGAATCTTAACTTGGTCTAACTCTAATCTAGCTTGATCTCTTTGTTCTCTTAATTTTAAAAATGTATTTTCTCCTATTGGCTCTGGCATATTATCTCCCTTGTTGGTTATATTTTTTATATGTTCGTTTTTTGTGTTTATTCATAGATGACATTTTAACTCTACCACCACCTATTGAAGTTCTTTTGTGTTTCTTTTCATAGACAACAACTTGTCCAAATACATTACCTTTTTTCTTTGCCATCTTCTATATCTTCAGCTTTTGCATCTATAATTAATGGTAAAGGTTCTTGTATTGTTTCAGTTTGAGTTCTATCTTTCATACCTAGATAGTTTTTACTTAACCAGATTTGCATATTGGTATTATCTTTTTTAACAGCTTTATCCCACATCTTTTTTCTTAAACTAGCTTTACCTTTTTCTTTGTACTGTTCAATAATTTCGGCATAATTTCTTTTTAAAGTTCTAGCAGATACATTTAAAACACTTGCTATTTCATAATCAGGACAACCAATAGATGCTAAATTTTTTAATATTTCTATATCTACAATTATTTTAGGTCTACCAGCACCTTGCCTTTTTACTGTCTTATTTGCCTTATTTTTGTCCATTTTCTAACTCTGCTTTTTTCCCTGTAAAGTTCTCCCATCTTTTAATAATAACATCACAGTATATTGGGTCTAGTTCCATACCATAGCATACTCTATCCATTTTTTCACAAGCAATTATAGTGCTACCAGAACCTAAAAATCCATCATAAACAGTTTTTTTATCTTTCTGATCTTCTAATGCCATAGTAATTAATTCAACAGGCTTCATAGTAGGATGTAATGTATTCTTTTTTCTTTTAAGATTCCATACATCTCCTCTTAAAGTTTTCTGACCACCAAAATCTCCATAATAATATATAATTTCGTGCTGTTTAAAATATTTATCTAAATGCTGTGCTGGATTAACCTTATCCCATATAATCATAGCTTTAGGTTTTCTGGCTATTTTAGTCATAGCTTCTCTAAATAGATGAGCATACTGCCAACTACAGCATACATACATAGTTTCGCAACCCAATAAAGAAGAAGTTAAAAAATCTACAAAAGATTCATCATCCATTTTATCATTTTTAATTTTTCTTTTATCTTTAATTCCCTGATAATCAATATTGTAAGGTGGGTCTGTAAAAACCATATCTATTTTTTCTTTTTTAGTAACTAAATCAATATTATCTATAAAAGTGCTATCTCCACACATAACTCTATGCTTACCAAGTATCCAAATATCTCCTAGTTTAGATATAGGTTCTTGAGGTGCTTCAGGAACTTCATCTTCATCAGTTAAACCTTGTTTCTCCTCGAATAACATATCATTAAGCTGATCTTCATTAAAACCTAACAGATCTAGTTTAAAGTCTTTAGCTTCTAGTTCTTTAATTTCCATTTTAAGTAATTCACTATCCCACTCGGATTCTTCAGCAGTTCTATTATCAGCTATTCTATATGCGTTTATCTGTTCAGGTGTAAGATTATCAGCAACAGTTATTGGTACTTCTTTAAAACCTAATTTTTTTGATGCTCGGTATCTAGTATGTCCAACAACAATAATTCTATCTTTATCAACTACTATTGGCTGCCTAAAGCCATATTCTTTTAAAGACATAGCAACCTTTTCTATTGCAGCATCTTTTAATTTTCTCGGATTGTTCTCATATGGTTTAATGCTTGTAATATCAGCAATTTCTATCTTCATATTTTATATTTCTACCTTTTTCATAGATAATATCAATCCCATAGGTATAAGATTCCTGTCGCTAAATGTTTCTTCATCATAACTAGCAAATGTCCAAACAAACTTTCTATCTTTTTTAAATACATAGGCATTAGTCGTCATATAAGCTGGTTTCATAGCCATAAACTCTTTTTCTGAAGCATGACCACTATCTCCAATAACATCTATCCATTTTATCTCGTAGAAGTAATATTTTTTATTGGATATTGAAATGTGGCGAAATTTAGACTTCTTTTTTACCATTAGTGTTTCTTTTGATTATCTGATTCTACTATTGCTTTATAAAATTCTAGTTGCACTTTTAACCTTTTATTTTCAATAGACAGAATAATCAATCTTTTTCTAACATACTTAAAAATACGCAGCAAACCTATCATTCATAATCCTTTATAGGCTCATCTTTCCATTTATGTTTTAGGTATTTTTTTCCATTTTTTTCTAAAATTGTATGCTGACCCCAATCGCCAACTATTTTATACCCATTATTCACACCCTTATCTTTGTTAGACCTAGTATTTGATATATGTGTATTGTATTTGTGTATTGACACTTGTTGCGATAGCTGGGCTGTAGGTGGTTGTTCGTTATCCACATACTGATATAAGTCGTAATTTATAAGGCTTATTATAGTGACTTTTCTACTAGGGTGGTTGTTGCTGGGCTGTAGCTGGGCTGTTCTAGTGCCTATCATTTTTCTACGCACAAGACGTAGTATAAAAGACCTCATTTCACTATAAGTCATACCGAATCTTTTAGCTGTAACTCTTAAAGGCATAATAGCCTCTCCTCGTTTTATAAATATTTCAGAGTCTAAAAATCTTAATGTAACATCTTTATGAGATGCACTACTTATAAAATATATCCAACAACTAGCTTGTAATAAATTTTTAAATATAGGATTAGAATATATATCTCTATATAAAATAAAATATCCTCTCTTTTTAGCCATTCCTACTCTCTTTCTCAATCATCTCAATTAATTGTCTTTTGGAGTATCTATTTAATAGTGTTCTAATTATGTTTAATGTTTTTTTAGTTTTTTCATATTCTTTAGCACGATTGCTAGATACTACCTCAAAGTGTTCCTCTCTCATTTCAGCCATTGTTCTCTCCATTGTTATAGTTAAAAAAATTATTAGCTTCTTCTAGGTTCTCGATTTCTTTTAAAGTTTTTTGTAACATTTGTTGTTCAGTTCCATACATAGCTTCAAACTCTTGCTTACAATTATGAATACTAAACTGACCCTGATGATGCTCTCTGCAAAGTGGGATAGTTTGGTAGTGGCTCGATCTCATACCCATTCCTAGCCCAATAGGTCGTATATGATGCACATTAGCTGGTCTTTGACATACAAGACACCCTAAACTAGCAACCTTGCTTAAATGCTCTCTTTCTTCCTTTGTTGCTACTTTCTTCTTTGCCATACTATCGCTTGTTTGCCATATTTAGTTTCTTTAGTTCTACCAGAATTTTCTACCAGATTTAAAACTTGTAATTCTCTAACTCTAGCACATACACTTGATAAAGGTATATCTAGTTCATCTGATATTTCATAATTAGTTAGTGCGTTAAGTTTTATAAGATCATAGACTTGTTCTCTTTTAGTCTTAATCTTTGGCTTGATTGTGGCTAGTGCGTCTTGGCTTGTTTTTGTATAATTTGCTGACTCGTAATCAGTATCAAATATATCTAATTGTTTTTGCATCTCGTTTTCTCTCTGTTAGGTGCTGCGTCTGGAGAGAGATAGCCAAACGCAACACAATTAAAAGTATGATATGAAAATAATAAATACTTTTTGTCATCTCTGACATCTCTCTTATAACTTAAATATTTATTTTTCATAACTAAAATTGATTCGTTTTTATAAAATTGATTTGCTTATTTCAAGATAATTCTAATTAGAGTAGTTAATAATGTTAAAAAACCTAGTAAAATAGCCATTTTTTAGCTATTTACAATGCAACCTTATTTTTATAGATTATTCGTATGTTAAATAAAACTAACACTAAAAAAGGAGAGAGTATGACTAAACTACCAAAGATTAGATTAAGATTATCTAAATCAAGAAGTAAAAAAAAACACACATTAGAACAAATGAAAGTTTGTTATGATGCTATTGCAAGTCAATCAGGTCTTGAAATTGATAGTTATGAGAAATCATTAAAATCAATTAAAGAAAAAAACAAAAATTTTCCTGACACTTATATAATCCAATGCACAGGCTGGTCTTATGATAGCTGGGTTGCTGGAGATTATGAGAAAGCAAATGAACTATGGTACAATTCAGGAGAATTACCATTTGTAAATAATGCTTTTGATTTAAAAACTGCAATACTTGATAATTATGTTTCTATGTTTGTTGCTATCAGAGATTTTGGTTTTGTCTTAAAAAAAGATGATGCTAATTATTCTGAATTAGTACAAAACTATGACAAATCAAAATATTTATTAAATATTACAAAAGAACAAAGACATAAATTTTGGTCTTTTGAATATGATTATAATAATAAAATGAGAGAGGAGAGAGTATAATGATAAATGTAAAAATAAATAACGAAGAAACTTTTTTTAACACCATAAAAGAAGTAAGACATTTTATTAGAGAAGATGTTTGGGATATGACAAGAGCAAGTGATAATCCTGATGCAACTGAAACTGCTAATAAAATTTGGAATCTAAATGTTGGAGAGTCTATTAATGTTTTAGATTTTAATATTAAAGTTATAAGTAGAGAGGAGAGAGTATGAATAAACTAGTAGATAATAATATTCACAGAATATTATGTGAAGTAAATGGAGATAAGTATGATGGATTGTCATTTAATTTTTTATACTATGATAAAAATGATGATTTTTCATTTTCAGAAACTTACCCAGAAGATGAAGTGGTAAATGTAGAAAAGACAATAGGTGTTTTTAACTTTAGTAAAATTACATCAAACTTAAACAAAAAAAAATGTTTGTTTAAAATTGATACAAGAACAAGTGGTGCTGATTTTACTTTTTATAATGAATTGAGGTCATAATGAAAATACCAGCTAACTCAACTTTTACTAAAGAAATATCAAAACAATTTAAACAGATTTTCCACCGAGATATGACTCTTGGTGGATTACAAGATTTACAGGAACAATTAGATTTAATTGATTCTGTGGATACTCATTTGGTTAATCAAGTGAGTAAATTAAATAAAGGTAATGGACATGAACCCAAAAAAAATGTTTCGCCTACAAGAGCAGTTAGACAAGAGTACACACAAGGAAAAGGTGCTATTGGAAAAATTGTTCCATTTGAAACAAAAGAAAAAGGATTTGGCTTTTAAACTTCATCAAGTGAAGTACCATCAACCAGTTCTTTAATAAGAGAGGATAACGATATGAAAACAAAAACAATACTTTTATGTGGGCTACTTGCCACTTTATTGCAAGGGTGCGCTAAATATGAGCCGATTGTGGATACGAAAGGCAAATCTAAATTTGAAACTTCTAATGCAGTAAATATTTCTGACGATATTTTACATTGTCAAGATTTAGCAAAAAGAAATACTACATTAATAAGTA